CGCTTTACCGCCTCGCTCCAAGTCTCACGGCGCCCCGCCTCCGCGTTATAGCGCGCGTACTTACTTTTAAAAACATACTCCGCCAACATGATCTAGCTCTCTCGCGTGTGTGGGTGCGCGCGCCTCTCCACCTCGAAGGCGCGCGGGGCTGATAGCGTATAGATACACCCGCCCCGCCCTCAACACCTCAGCGTTAAAAGCTCGTTTTTACGCGAATAGAGCGCTCAAAAAAATCGGCGGGGTTGGGCTCCTCCTCGCCCGTGTCCTCACCGCCGGGCTCCCCCGCGTCTTGTCCGTGCGCGTTGATCCATGAGCTATCTAGGATCACATCGCCGCCCTTCTCTAGCGGGGGGAGGTCAAAGCTAGCGCGCGCCTCGTTAACCGTCATAAAGGCCTTAACCTTGTCCACGGTCGCCTTTATGCGGCGCTCCTCGCTATCCGCCTCTACGCCTACAAAGCTCAGCTCTAGCTCATCGGTGAAGGCGCCTATCACCCACCGGTTAAGCCACCCCTCAAGCGCGCGGAGGGTCGGGCGTAGCCCCTTCTCGCGGCTGTGTAGTATGCGCTCGGAGGGGCCGGCGCTGTTTAGGCTGTTGGTCTGCCCCTCGTTGCCAAACATATAACCGATTTCGGCGGGGTCGAGCTGATACAGCGCGCACACCTCTTTAATCAAAAAGTTTAGCCAAGCGCTAAACTCCATATCTCTATTGTTATTGCTGAGGCTAACGCTCGATATTTCCTCTTTTTGTTCGGGGTCTAGCTGAATGATCGGGGTTTTCTTGGCACCTGCGGGGCCCTGTAGCATTGAGTAAAACTCACGCCTAAAGGCTCTAAACAGCGCGGGGCTCATCTTGCTCTTTACGGCTAATATCCCGCTGAGGTGTAGCCCGTGTGTAAAGTTGGCGCTGTTGTAGGCCTTGCTATGTACTATGTCGATGATTGTACTGCTCGCCTCCTCAAGCTCCGGGAAACCGTAGCCATTAGCGGCGAGCTCCGCGCGCGGGCGCCTCACGCCCCACGCCATCTCCCGCGCTGTAAAGTGCGCGACTATGCGCCCCTCTATCACCTGCACATACGCCACGCGCGCGGGGTCGCGGCGCCCGCTGTTGCGCTCCTCCTCGCTCACCGCCGCCCGGCGGATCGTCGCCGCGTCCACCGCCTTAACACCTGCGGGGAGTCCCGTTGAGGGGTTAAAAATCACCTCAAAGCACGCTTGATCAAACACTAGGCTATCTCGCGTAATCTGCCTAATCAGCGCCTCAAGCGTTGTCATTCCTACGAGGTCGGGGTCGCCGCAAGTCATGAGCCACGCTGTAAGCGCGTCAATCTTGGCGCGTGTGGGGTCGTCCACCTCGCCCCCGTCACGCCGCCGGATAATAAAACCGGGCGTGTAGCGGTCGGGCTGAGGGCGCGCAAACTCCGCGATTTGGTTGATGCGCGTTTGTATGATCGCGCTGATAAGTGGTACACGGCTAAGAGCGCGGAGGGTCGCATAGCTGAGCCCCGTTGCTGTGCCGTGGTGCGTGTCGCCGCTGAGGTAGCCCCCCGCGCTCGCCGTTAGCGTGTCTATATCGTAGGGGTTGAGATCGTAGCTCTTAGGCTCGGGCTCGCCCTCTGCGGGTCGCTTGGTCGCCTTAATCAGCGCGTCTAGTTCTGCTGTGTCAATGCGAAGGCTCATTAGTGCCCCCTGTCCGCGTCTAGCGGTCTATAGATGAAGCGGATCGCCTCAGCCTGTCTAAAGCACCTCACTACACCCTCAATATGAGGCCCCGGCGCGGGCCCCTCTCCGCGCGCGTTGCCCTCTACCGTCCACACCCCGCGCCCGTCGGGCTCGACCTTCTCAATGATGGTGATGTGATCCCCCCACGGTTTAGCCGCCTTTGTGGCTATAACGGCAATATCACCGGGGCGCGCGGCGCTGAGCCCCCCCTTAATCTCGCGCGGGGTGCCCCTCGCCCATTCCCTTAGCCTGTATGTGCTCGCTAGATGCTTCTTGCGGATTTCGGGGTTCATCGAGTCGCGCCACACCCACGCCGCGAAGGCGCCGCACCACTCAAAAGTTCTATTCTGATAGTCCTTAATCCACGCCCACCCTAGCCCCTCTCTGATGTATCGCGTGAGTATCGGGCCGTCTGTCACCTTGCCTTTAGGCTCGCGTATATCCTCGCGCCATTCCTCAAGCGCTCGCTCTACGGCGCGGGCGCCTGTGCTGAGGGGAGGGGTCGGCGCCGCGTTGAGGTCGGGCGCGGGTGTCTTTGAGCTCTGCATATAGGGCGCCTCCTGTGGTCGCTTTGCCCGCGAGTCTAGCGTATTTGAGCGCCTATATAAAGCGCCCCACATAGCCCCGCCGCTACTGCCGCGCCCTCCGCTCTAGGTGTCCATACCGCGCACGGCTCCGGCGGGCGTGGCGCACATAGCGCCCTCAATAGCTCAAGCTCCCGCGCGTGCGCCTCTAGCGCCCCTCTGAGCTCCGCGAGCGTCGCCCTCTGCGCCTCTAGCGCCGCGTCGCGCTGAGCCTTTACCTGTGCGAGCTCCTCGCGCAAGGCGCCCACCTCCCCCGCTTGGCGCACATACAGCGCCGGCGCATACCACACCCCCGCCCGCTCGACCTCACACCCGCGAGGGAGTCTAAGCGGCTCGCTCTCGGTGTACGCGCTTGAGGGGGGGCACGGGCGCCGCTCCTCGCGCCCATCGCTCATTGTCCATAGCCCCGTGAGGGCGGCGAGGATCAGCGATCTAGCCATTCTCGCGCCCTCTCCTCCGCCTCTGCTCGGGCGTGGTTGGTGTTGATGGGTTTAGGCGCGGGGGGCGCTGAGGGTACAGCGCGCGCCCTCCCCTTTGCGTCGCGGATTAGCCCCCCTATCACCGCCGCCGCGAGCGCCGCACCCTCAGCGCGAGGCCATAGCGCGAGCGCTAACACGAGCGCCGCACCCCCGCACACCCACCACACGCGCGGAGCGCTGAGCCATTTTTTCACGGTTCACCTCACCTCAAAAAGATAAGCACAAGCTCCCCCGCTTTAGGCGCGGGCTGATCAAAAGCCACCGGCGCTACCTCCCCCGCTCGCTCTAAGTAGAGCGCCCCCACATAGGCGCCGCCGTTCTCTACCGCGAGCCCCCCACCCTGCGGCTCAATATCGCGCGAGGCGCGGGCGAAGGCTACGCCGCCGAAGGTCACGGCCGCATATACCGCGCCCTCTAGCTCGAAGGGTACATCACTAATCACCCCTATGAGCTGTGTAGAGTCCTGCGCGAGCCCCCACGCCTGCGCGGAGGTGTCAAAGCTCACTATTGAGCCTATAGGGTGCGCGGCTGTTAGCTTTAGTGTCGTGTACATGGTTTTTTATCCTAGTTTAGTAATCTGAAAACTTAAACAGGCGGCTGATACTGTGTTGTATTCATATACTGTAGGGTTGCTGTATATCTCGCCATATTCAAAATAAAAGCTCTCTACCCCTGTAGTATCAAAAACGCATATGTATAGGTTCCCCCTGCTTGATGCGCCGCCGGATTTAAAGTAGGTAGGCCCTATTGCACCCTGTGTTGTTCCCGTAAGCCTAAAGGTTGATCCGGCGGCGATTGTGGGCGAGGTTTGGCCCATAGCGAGAGATGCTGTAATAAGCCATACGCCCGCCTCAGCTATGCGAAATCTACAGCTCCATTGTGAGCCTGTTCGCTGATAGCTTACGCGGCTAGATGCTGTGTTAGCTACAAATGTGGCGGCGGCGCTCTGTGTTTTCTGTGCGATAGATCCATTATAAATGTTATATTCTCTATTATTAGGTCGGTTGGCTAAGCTGAAAAAGTTATAAGTGGCTGAATAGTACATATCTGTTGTAGGGCTGTGCGCCTTTAGATGTAGCGCTAGCGCTAGGCTCTCCGCGCTAGGCGTTCCCGCGCGCCACGCCCCCGCCTTTTTTATGATGCGTTCGCCGTCTAGCGGCGCTGTCGGTAATATCCCGCTCAGCGTGGGGCGTGTACTTCCATCAGCTAAAAGCCCCCCCTCAGCTATTCGCGTTGTTAAATGGCTCATCTTATAACTGCCTTATAAAAAGAGATTGCCGCGTGCTGATCGTTGTGGATTGTGAACTTGCCGCCGCGATCCCCGAGCCCGCTACTATGAGGCACTCAATATCGGTGGGTGCTGTTAGCGTAAAAGCTCCTATCATAGCCGTTTGATTTTGGTTATAGTTAGCCGCTAACGCTCCCGTTGTGCCGATACAGGTTAGATAATCGCCGGTGGTCTTGTTGCGCCATGCCGTGGAAATATATCCGCTAGCGCTAAAGGCTACATTAATAACAGATATTATAGAGTATGTACCCGCCGGTAGCGTTATGGAGTCGGCCCATTTTGTAGCGCCTATGTAGTTAATCGTTGCGCCGGGTATCTGCGCCCTAGCGTTGCTGTCATAAAAGGCGATATGATCATTAACATTCATTGTGAGCGCGGTGTTTGTGTAGTTGTTCGCCTCACCGCGCCCGAGGTACATATACTTAACGCCCGCATCTGTGGGCGCTTGAGGTGTCCATGTTCCGCTACCGCTATTATAAATGATAGCGTCGCCCTCTGCCGCCCCTGTTAAGTCAATGTCGCTCAAGTCCTCAAGCGTGATATTAATCAGCCCGCTAACATTAGGCGCGCTGTTGCCTATTCTAACGCTATTATGGCTCATTAAAACACCTCCCATTCGCCAAGCCCGCTATCGACTAGCTCTAGGCTTTGGTGTTGGTTGTTCATGGTGTAGCTAGTTTCGCCGTCAATCGTGTCAGCGCCTGCGCGGTTGATCGTGACGCTGTTATTTCCCGCCCGGCGCTTAAAGCGTATCGCCTGCGCCGCTGTAGAGCTCGCGGGTAGCGTCACCGTGACGGCGCCCGCCGTGGTGTCTATGCTGTAATGATACCCCGCGACGGCGGTAAAGTTGGCGCTCTTGCGCTCATATGTCCATGATACGCCGCCCCCTGCGGAGTCCTCCCACGCTACGCCCCCCGCGCCGTCGCTCGTTAACACCTGTCCATCGCTCCCCGCGCCGGTGGGTAGCGTGTAGGCTCCGCTCACCTTGAGCGCGCCCGTGGTGGTGATCTCTAGGCGCGTGGCTAGGGTGTTGCTAACGCTCGTCGTGATCTCAAAATAGCTAGTGTTGGCGTCCTTGTACCGCCACCTCATCGCCCCCACGGCGCTATATGTAGAGCCGCTCCACCGGCTAGCGCCCATGCCCCCTACGGCGTCGCCGTCTAAGAGCGTTGATGGGGCGCTAGGCGTGCCGCGCGAGCGGTAAAAAGTGAGGTCGGGCCCGTCGCTGTTTGTGCTGTGGTTTTGCTCAATAATGAGCTTGCCCTCCTCTTGGTTATCGCCCTGTAAGTGCAATAACGCCGAGGGCGCCGCCGCCGTGCCTATCCCCACGCGGGGCGCGCCGCTTGTGTCATCGAATATCAGCGCCGCGTTTGCGGCGATCCCTGCGCCCTCTGTGTAGAGAATAGCGCCGCTCCCCACCGGCGCGGGGTTTGTTAGCTTCACCTGCTTTGCGGCTATCCTGCTCATCTAGGGCGCTCCTTTTAGATTTTTCGCGGTCTGCGGCCTATGTCCGCCCCCCCGCGCGGGGTGTGTCTGTCGCGCCCCTTAAGGGCGCTCGATCAAGCGCCTAGATGCTTAAATCTTGGCGTATAGGAAATCAACGCGGTCGGTGGTGTCGAGCGTGAAAACGCTTGAGCCGTTCCAAAAGAACTTATCACCGGAGGCGAAGGCTGAATGAGCGCGCGCGGTGCTCCCGTTGTCGCCGCTGAAATACCCGTCCTTTGTCTTAACGCCGTTCCCGAGCTCAATCATAATCCCGTTAATGAGCACCTGCACAAAGCCGCCGGCGGTGGGGGTCGCGCTGAGGGTTAGCCCCGTGTCGGTGTTGTCTGCGCTCACGGCGCTTGCGACGGCTAGCCCCGCCTGCGGGCGCATGATCGGGGCGGCTAGACCTGCCCCGCCCTTGATAGCAATAGAGCCCTCAGCGTTTAGGCCCACCTCTAGCCCGCTCGCGTCGGTCGCTACTGAGCTGTTCTTGATCTTGATCTTGAGCTCATCGCTCGAAATCTCAAGGCCGCCGGTGCTGAGAACCTTAATGAAAAGGTCGTTGCCGCTCTTGCCTAGACCGTCGCCGGCGTTCACCACACCCGCGCTAGAGAACTGCGTAAAGGTGATGTCTGAGGTGTCTAGGGTGATCGGCGCGTTAGCGCTCATCACCCACCCCGTATCGGCTAGCGTGTTACCCTCCTCGACGAAGGTAAAGCTACCGGGCGAGGCTAGCGCGGAGGTGTTAAAGTCGGCGGCGCGGGTGAGCGTCCAAGCGGTTGTGGTGCCGTCGCCCACCTGTGAAATAGTGTAAATACCGTTTTCGGAGGCGGTGGCGAGGTGGCGCACCAACACGCGGTTATTGAGCGCGGGGGTGATGCCGTCAATGGTGCTCGCCGCTAGCACCTGCTGAGTCAACACCCCGCCGGAGTAGGTGAAGCTAGCAAGGTCGCCGGTGACGGTCGCGAGGCGCACGGAGGCCTTAATGTCTAGGCCCTGTGCGACGCCATCAACATAGCCCTTAGTCGCCGCGTGCGCGGAGGAGCTCGGCGCGGGGACTGAGAAGGCTGAGGCGGAGCTGAAGTCCCACGCCTGCGAGCTGATATTTAGCTTAGCGGCGGTGATTTGGGTGTCGGCGATCTTGGCGACGGTGACGCCGGAGTTTTTGAGCTCGCGGGTGTCAATGGCCTGTGAGGCTAGCTGTTTCCCTTGAATAAGTGCCATTGTATGGGCTCCTTGTGAGGGGTGATCTGAGGGGGCGCCTAGATTATATCATAAAGGCGCGGGGCTTAGGTCAATACGGGGAGGTAGGTTACAATAAGGCGCTCACCCGTACTCAGCGCCACATCGGGCGAGCTCCAAGTAAGCACAGCGCCCGCGACCGTGTAGTCTCGCCCCTGCTCCGCCGTCCACCCATTCAACACTACACTACACACCACATCGCCCGTAGCATCGAGCGCGGGCGCCTGCGCGAGCGTGTAGTTAGCGGCGGGCGTCGCGGCTACCGTGAATGTTTCAATCTGCGTGTTAAGGGCTACATCGCCCCCGCCGCCAATAATAATATCTCCCGTGAGCGTGGCCATTATAGCCCCCGCTCTGAGAGGTTGAGGATCACGCGCACATCACCCGCGCCCACCCCGCTAAAGGTGACGCGGAGCGCCTCCGCGAGCGGCCCACGGTCGCCGCTCATTACAATAACATCGTTCTCAGTTGCGTTCGCTACATGGGTTCGCCATGTTGTGCCGCCGGGCACCCTATACGCTAGCGTAAAAGTGCCGCCGCTCAGCCCCTCCGCGCTTAGCTGTACATTCCTGTAAGCGTCCGCGATCCCGTGGCCTAAATGGTGCTTCTCAATACGCACCTCAGCGCCCGCGCTTGAGGTGAAAATGTGCGTTTGGATCATGCGCGCCGCTCCTTAGTGTCGGGTAAATCCGCCTAGCCCTAAGCTCCCCCATATTCTATCACTATCGCGCTCATCTGCGCGAGTCTGTACAGCGTCCGCCGTGTCTAAATCCTCCTCCCCCCCTAGTAGGCGCTCGTCCGCCGTGCCTGTGAGCTCGCCCCCCTCCCCAAAGCTAAGGCTATATGTAAAAGAGCTCTTTCTAAGCCATGTCTCCGCGATCCATAAGCTCATTACAGTATCATCATGGCGCTCTTTACCGAGGCTAAATAGCTCATGCAAAAGCGGCTCTAGCGCCTCTCGGTCGCGCTCTGTGCGGCTTGGTAAAATAACCTTACCGTTTTCAAATAGCGTGCTCAGCGCCGGCACACCCTCCCACGGGTCGGCCTTATTGCGCGCGTGCGTTATGTGTCCTTTTAGTGGTAGGTCGCTTGTACGCTGTAGCCCTAAGTAGTGGAGCTCGCCGAAGGCGTTTTTTTCCACCGCTACCACACGCACACGCCCGCCGTACTTGGCGTACTGCCCCTTAACCTGCGCGTGTAGCTCCGCTTGGCTCAGCCCGCGCCGGCGCCATATGTCTATTAAATAGCGGTCGCCGTTCTCAGCCCGCCCCCAAGTGATCCCCACCGTAAAATCCGTGTCGCGCTCCTCAGCCGCCCGCGCGTCGGTCACTAGCGCGAAATCCCACCCCTGTACTATGTCAATCACCTCACCCGGCACCTCCCCTAAGCTCAGCCCCGCCCCGCGCTCTAGCGCTCCGTCTAGCCACACCTGTTTAAAGGGCGCGGCTGAGTCGTCCTGTACCTCGTTTTGAAACTCGCGCGAGAATAGGCGCGGGCCCACCGTATGACGCTCTAGCAGTAGGTAATCTAGCGGGCGTTGCTCGGGCCATAGCGCCCGCCCCCCCTTCACCTGTACCCCCGTTATAATCTCACGCCCCCCTATCTCCTCGCGCGTGTAGCTGTAGCTCTCGGGCCATTCGGGGATCGCTTGGTCATGCAATATCTGATAAGTCGGGTCTTTGATGAGGTGCGCGAATAGATCATCATGATGCTTGCGCGTGCCTATTACTATGATCGCCCCGCCCCGCGATAACATAGGCGCTACTGTACCGCGCCACCACTCGCGCGTTTTAGCCCTCACCCCCGCCGCGTAGGTGTTCTTATCGTCCTGTATATCGTCGCATAGTATGAGGTCGAAGTGTCCACCGGTCACAGCTCCCCCCGCGCCGATACATTCTAGCGAGGCGTCAACGCTCTCGCGCGTGCGCTTTAAATAAATGAGGTTGTTTGTCCATTTAGAGCCCTCATCTCTAAAAGGCCCCGCACCCTCCGCCGGCGCGCTTGTAAAGTCCTCGATGATCTTAATGCTATTGAGTAGCGCCGTTATACGCCTCATACGCTTCTCGGCCTGCGCTTGGCTCTCGCTGATCCATAAAATCCTAATATCTCGGTTAAGGCACAGCGCCCGCGTCGCGTAGCTAATCGCCGCCTCCGTCTTTCCGTGGTCGCGGGGCGCTAACACGAGCGTTTTAGCCTTCACCCCGCCCTCACGCGCCCGGCGCGAAGCCGCCTCGAAGGTGTCTAGCCATTTGTCGCGGTGCGCCGCGCGGCTCATTCCACAGTAGTAAGTATCAAAAAACTGAGGGCTCGCCGCGCTGAGTAGGCGGCGCCCTGCGGCGGTGCCTAAGAGCTCGGCGGCGTCCACCTTAGCCCCCCACGCCCCGCGCGTCGAGCTCCGCCCTCAACCCCCGCTCCGCCTCGTCGAGCTCCCCCGCCGCGAGCCCATACAAGGCCCCCGCGAGCGCCTCGCTTAGCCCCCACGCCGCCGCCACGCGCCCCGGACTATACACGCCGAAGGCCGCCCCCGCCTCGATGTAGCGCGGCGCGGGTAAGTCGTGCCGCTCACGCGCCCGCGCGTCTCGCACATACCAAAGCGCTTTAGATAGATCTTGGCGCCTCATCTCCGCCCCACCCTTACGCCCCGCCCGCGCGATGTACTTAGCCGCATTACCCGCCCAAAAGTCGAGCCCCCACGCCGCTATCACCTCGATAGCCTCATAGGCGCCGGGGTGATAATGCGCGGGGTGATCTACTGCGGCGCTCTGCGCTGTGGTGGTGGGTGCTGTGGTGGGTGTCGGGGCGATGGGTGAGGGCGCCGGCGCGAAATAGCCTAAAAAGGCCTCCCGCGCCGCGAGCCCCTTTAGCCCCTCTAATGTCTGCGCGCTCAGCGAGGGCGCGGGCGCGGGCGCGGGCTCACACATAAGCGCTACTGCCTCGCCCCACGCCGCACATAAAGGCGCGGGGCCCTCGCTCTCTGCCTCAATCCTCAGCGCGCCGTGCGGGGTGGTGGAGCTCATAACCCTTAAACCTTCTCCGCGTCCACCGCGCGCACGCCCTGTGCGTCTTTCGCGCCCACAAGCTCCCCGAGCTCCGCCGTGCTCATCTGACCTAGAACGGCCATAACCTGCGCCTTACGCACCTCGCGCGCGCTCAAAAAATCCTCTAGCTGGTCGTCGCTGAGGTTGTCGATCATGCTGTACGCCGCGCTCATAAGCTCGCGGCGCTTCTCCTTGTCGCTCTTGTCATCGCCCCCCTCCATCTGCGCGCCCTTGTCCATCTCCTCGCCCTCGTCCATCTCCTCCCCCTCGCCCTCCTCCTCATCGCCCTCTACCTCAATCTCGATCTCCGCCGCCTTATCGAGCGCCTCGCGCGCCCCGTGCCCCTCGAAATATGATAGGCTCCCCTTGTCCATGTAGCCGCCCTTCTTAGCCTTCATTGAGGGCGCCGGCGCGGGCGCCTCCTCCTCATCGCTCGCGTCCGTCTCACGCCCGAAAAGCTGAGATAGGAGCTCATTAAGGCGCTCCTCGCTTGGCTCTGCCTTCTTGTTGGCGGGGGCCTTCATCGCTTTGATCAAATCGCTGAACATAGGGCGCTCCTCTGTGTCGGTTGTCTGTTGTCTGTTGTCTGTGTCTAGGCGCGACGCGCCGCCGCGATTAGAGGCTCTGAGCCCCCGCGCGGGTCTATCTCATATCTCGCGCTCAGCTCATCGAGCGCCTCAGCGGGCAAGGGCGCGGGCGCCCCCGTTTCCGCCTCGTAAGCGTCTATGATCGAGCTCAACGGCCAAAGCGCTCTAGGTGTGGGTAACAAGCGCTCATCGCACCACTCCCCGAAATCGGGCGCGGGGTCTAGCGTGTCGTCGCGGTCGTCGCTGTCCTCATCATCGTAGTACATCGCGCCCCCCGGTGGTAGTGGTGCGCGGGTAGTCTATCATGCGCGGGGGTGGGTGTCTAGGGCCCCTCTTAGTAGTCGTCATATATGCGGTACATCACACCCCGCAAGGGCGGCGCCGCTCTTAAAATGTCCTGCTCGATCCATTCGCGCGCCGTTGTTGCCGTGTCGTCGCCGTCGTCATCGAGCGCCTTAAAGTTTTCGTGTTCGTGATAGTGGTACAGCAAAAGCTCATAACTGTACGCGGCGCCCCCCTCATAGGTTATCCCGACTATGGCGCACCCACACCCCGCGATCAATATAGCCTCAGCGCTTAGCTGTTTGGCGAGCTCCTCGCGGGGCGCGTCTCTAAAAGTACACATCTTAGCCCTCCTCTGTGGCGTGTGGGGTCTGTGTCCATCTAACACACTACACGCCCCGCCGCTTGTGCTGTGTTCATTATCTATCACCCACCCCGGAGCTCATAGCATCGTGTCCACCCACCCCACGCGCCTCTTACTCCGCCCCCGCGCCCTCTCTCTCCGCCTCATGCGCGATAAAGTCCGCCTGTGCCATACCTTCACGGGGTGGCGCTCTGCTCAAGTGCGCTCGCGCTCGCGCTGAGCTCGTTAAGGGGCGCCTAAAGATTTTTATTTTATTTTCATTTTCCCCTTGTAAGTAGCCCCTAGTGGTGCTACACCTAACACACCTACGGCGCACCCCGCGCCGCTTGTCCTCACCTCCGGCGCACCCCGCCGCGATACTTTGGAGCCTCTCGCTATGATCCTCGCCCTCACCCTCTCCGCTAAGACCTGCAACACCCTCTCCGCTGACTACAGCGCCCGCCTCGACGCGCTCAGCCTCTCCCTCACCCGCACCTCTGCCCGCGCTTGTGGCACCCTCACCGGCGACGCGGCCGCCTTCCCCAAGCTCATCAACACCCTCAATCGCGATATTAACGGCGCCATCTGTCGCCGCGCTGTGCGTATCGCCGAGCGCCTCACCCTCGCCGCTGATGAGATCGGTCAAGGGCTCCCCCTCGATGATGAGCCTACCCCTAGCGTCTGCGAGGTCGTCGCTGAGGCGCCCGCTGAGGTGATCGAGGCGCCCGCTGAGGTGATCGAGGCGCCCGCCGCTGAGGCCCTCGCTCGCGCTGAGCGTGTCCGCGCCGCCCTCAATGTCGCCGCCGCCGCTGATGCCCTCGCTCAGCTCTCCCCCGTCGAGGCCCGCGCCCTGTTCGCCGCGCCCTTCGGTGTCAACCTGTACTCTGTGCCCTCCGCCGCCCTCGATCTCACCTCCCGCCCCCTCCCTAACGCGGCCGTGCTCGCCGTCGAGCTCTCCGCTGAGGTGGTGATCCGCATCTCTGCGCCCACCGGCGCCGGCGCGGAGCTCTCCGCCCCCCTCACCCTTGAGCTGTTCGAGCGCCTCGCTGATGGCTCCTGCGTGCGTCTGATCCGCGACCTTGAGCGCGTTGAGGGCGCTGAGCGCTTGGCGCCCGTGTGGTCGCTCCACATCTACCCACGCACCTTCGCCCGCTATAACCTCGCCCGCTATGCTCTGAGCTACTCTGAGGGCGTCGCGCTGTTCGCCGCTGAGCGCGGGCTGATGGCGGAGGTGTTTGAGGCGCTCGGTGCGGCGGGGCTCGCCGCTAAGGCCGCTAAGGCGCCCGCCGGTGAGCTCTCCGCGCCGGTGGTGGTCGAGGCTAACGGCGCCGCCGCCGCTGATGCGTGGGTAGATGTGGAGCGCGCCAAGCGCCACTACACCCAAGCGCTCCGCGCCTCTGTGGAGGGATCCTCTATCGTGAGCGCCGCCGCTCGCCGCTTCCTCGACGCCGCCCGCGCCCTCGATCAGCTCAATGATGGGGTAGAGGCGCCCGCTTATCCCGCTGATGAGTACATCGCGGAGGCTCGCTTGGCTGTGCGTCAAGCGCCTATGACCGCTCGCCGCCTCGCCCTCGCCCTCGCGCTCGATGTACAGGCGCTCTTTAGCTCCACCGTCACCCCCTCCGCTGAGCTCATCGAGGCCGCCCGCGCTTGGTGCGCCGCTGAGGTCGCCGCCGGTGTGCCTGTCGCCGGCTTCTTGGCGCGTGTTGTTGAGCGCCTCGTTGATCTCTCCTTGTCCTCTGATGAGGCGCCCGCGCCGGTGGTGGTCAATGCGCCGGCGCCGGTGGTGGTCAATGCGCCCCCCGCCGCGCCGGAGCTCGCGCGCATCATGGCGCCGGTGTTCGGTGGGCGTAAGCGCTAAGGCCCCCCGCTAATGTTGTCCACGCTCCCCCGCCCGCCTCCCCGCGCGCCTCGCGCCTCTCACCCGCCTCTCAC